ATGCGGGACATTGAGGTGATCGAAAGCGAGTTGCGGCTGGTGGCTATCGTGCGCCGGTCGATTCGAGAGCTGTCGGGAGTTGCCCCGCCTACCGACATTCTGGACTCACTGCTGGACGAGCGCCACCGGACCGGTGGTTCGACACAGTGACCGAAGGTCAGAGCGACGGCCACGAACTGATTCAGGTCCATTTCGAGGGTCCGCTTCCCAGCGACATCGCAGACATTCAATCCCTTCATGACGACTTCAAATTCGCCATGGACTGCGCGACCGCGTTTCTTAATCTGAGTAAAGCGGGAATGGACGAAGCAAGCAGGAAAGTTGTTGCAGAGGGCTTATGGAACGCTGCGGTTATTTCATACCGCCGTGGATTCACTACTGGGAAAGCACACCTGCAACCAGGCCAGCCTCGAACGAAGATTCCGAAAAGCTGGTTTGAAGGGTTGAAACCTGAATATAAAGAGGCGCACAAAGAGATTCTTGAGATTGCAAATCGGGCGATTGCCCACCGTATTGGAAAAAATGAACACATCTTTGTGTGTGCTTTACTCGCCCCCGCACCGTTGCCGCGTGCGCTGTGTGGGGTTGGCGTTTTGGCCGCCCGAATCTCGCCGAGTGACGAGCAGGTTCGCAAGCTCGGTAGTTTGTGCCAAGGCCTAGTTAAGGGGCTTTCGGATCGCCTAACAGTGTTAATAGATGAGTTTGAAAAACATGTCGAGCAACAGGACTTGGACGATTTATACACGCCTTCTGCAGGAAACGGCTCCACCTAGTATGTCCTGCGCTGCATTCTGAGGAATGTTCTCAGGCAACCTGGGCCTTCCAGCCTGCCCGAATCTAATAGGATGATTTAGTTCTGGATCCAACGGAAAGGAGAGTCATGACCGACAGCAACGAGCGTCTCACCATCAAGAAGGTGTACCCGGATACCGGCAGTCGGCCCACCGTCCACGTCAACGCTGACCCTGAGTACCTAATCGTTTTCGAACTGTCGCGCAAGCTGACCGACTCCGAACAACATTCAGCGTGCCTCGCGTCCTCCGGCCTGACGATCGGTGCGCACGGTTCAGACCGACTGTGGGCGCGACTGACCTTGGCGCAGGCCGAGGAGAAGTTGGACGAGTTCGTGGCCGCCGTCGCTGCCATCGAGCAAGAAGGTCAAGAAACCGACGCGTTCCACGCCGGGGTTGCTGAGAAGCGAAAAGCCGACCAGATGCAGGAAAAGGCGCAGGTGAACGAGACTATCGACAGGCTCAACAAAAAACTGGGCGGCTAGGTGACAGTGCCCCGGCAGGGATACCTACCGGAGCACTGCCGATTCGAGCCCCGTATGGCTCTCCGGGTGCAGGCGGGAGGAGGGGCCTGCACCCGTTCCGGCATCAGGACGCCGGTCCCGCTGGAGAAATGGAATAACGACAGCGGGGGTCTGGCCCGCCAGCTCTACGGCGAAGTGGAACCTGACGGGAGTCTGTTAGATGGCGCGGTCTCGGTACCGGTTGAGTACGAACAGTTCCGGGATGGTGAAGCCCGGCGCAGCGTGGGTGACGGTGATACCGCCCATTCCTTCGGACTTCACCTGAGACGGGTTGCTCACCAGCCTCGCCGCAACCGTGAGGATGACGGCCTCCAGGTCCTCAGCGGGTCCGTCGTCGGTGAAGCCCTGTCCTCTGGTGTAGGACTTCACCTGTGCGGTGACGATGGCCAGCACCGCGTCCATGCGGTCGGTGCTGTGGCCGGACCCCATGTAGGCGGTGAGCTGTGCTGCGGTGGTCACGCGGCGTCGTGGAGTCTGACGACTCCCGCCGGGTTCGGGAACCCGAACGAGATGCGGGCAGTGGCGCGCACCTGGACGGCGTCGTAGTCGAACGCGGCATCGAATGACTTCACAACTGTGGTGCCGGTGCGCTGGACCACGAGAATCTGCGAGGCGTCGATACCCCAGGCGTTACCGGCGGCCACGTCTGTAGAGACCAACACGGGAACCCCGGCGATGGTGGTCCCGTCCGCGACTCCGGTGGAGTCCAGCAGCCCAACGTTGGAGCTGCTTTCCTGCTTGGCCTTGCTCAGGGTCAGCGCCACATCGGGGGCGAGGATGAAGTGCGTCAGCTCAGCACCATCAGCAAGAGCAGCAGCCTTCGCCTCGTGAAACGGGTCCAGCGAGGTCAGCGTCACGGTGCCGGTGTCGATCACGTTGACACCCGCGAGGGAAAGCAGACCCGATGGCCCGTTGGTGACGGTGTTGCCGAAAAACGCTGCATCAACCTTCTTCGCGATGCTGCGGGCGAGTGACCGGCCAACCTGTTCTGCTACAGCAGGATTCGAGTCCTCGGCAGCCTCATTGCTGATCTGCGTCAAGCCCTTCACGGCCTTCGGAGTGACAACCAACTCATTGGTGGTCGGGTCGGTGAGGGTGATCTGGGTGTTCTCGGCGTACCACCCGACTGCGGGGTCGGCGGTGAGCATCGGGAAGCGGATGGATTCGTTCGCCGTCTGAATGACGGTGCCAGCCTGGAAGGCGATGGACTTCTCAGCGATGACAACGTCAATGAGTTGCCCGTACTGCTCGGGGGTCCAGGCGGTCTGGAGATTGCTGTTGAGGACAGCCACGAAAGTTCCTTTGAAACGAGATGGAACGTTCGCCGCCGGGACGAGACGAGAGGATTGCGCCGCCAGGACGCCTAGCTACCCTAAGTATACACGCGATCAGCGAAACAACGCCGAAAAGTCAACTGGTGCAGATTGTTTGCCGCGTGATCCCTGGCCAATGTCACCTCGCGGTGTCCGGCTGCCGAGGTGGGGCTTATCAGCGAGCAACTGATCTGCTGCGGCGCTGATCGCGTCAGGGTCGTCAACGATGTCGGGGTCGTATTCCAGGTCGGACGGGTCAGCGAGCTTGCCGGTGGCGGCCACCCGGGCAGTGAACAGTGCCCGGCTGAGTTCGTCGGCACGAGTCTCGGCGGTTCTGGCCTTCTCGCGGTACCCGGCGGCCTCTTTGCGTAGGTCGGTCACGACGTGGCGGGGGAACGTGTCCTCGGTGTCTTCGGTGGTGTCCTCGGTGTTGGCGTCCACATCGGTGGTGTTCTCGTCGGTCATGCGGGCCTCTCAGTGCCGTTCTGCGGGGTGTTCGTGGGTGGGGTGGGGTGTTCGGCTGCGATGGCTGCCAGCTCGGCGGTGATCGCCTCTTCTGTCCAGCCGAGTGCGCGAAGGGTGCTGGCGCGGCTGACGATGCCTGCGGTGAAGAGTTTGACGGCGGCATCTGCCTCGGCGGCAATGCTTCTCGTGCTGGCGTCGGCCCATCGGACGCGAACCCTCACCGAGGTCGGGGGGACTCCTGTGCGGACGGCGACCATGAGGCGGGCGACCTGTTCCCATGCCCTGCCGAACACCCGCTGACGGGCTTCTGCGCGAGCGGTGAGTGAGGCCTCGCTGGCGCGGATGGCGTCGGCACTCGACGGGTTGGACGTGGTGATACCGACTGCTGTGGGACTCAATGCTGAGACGGCGAGAATCTGCTGAGTCAGCACGTCGACAGCGGTGCGGTATCCCTCAAGTCCAGCAGGGTCAAGCTGACCGAAGGCGGCTTGCTCGTTCTCGGCGATCATCAGCCGGTCACCCTCGGGGATCGGGGATACCGTCTCCACCAAAGGTTCGCCGTCTATCAGTACCGGGTTGCCGTCGCCGTCTATCGCCGGGCGCTCTACCAGTTCGATGCCGGTGGCCCAACGTCGGGGTCTGCCAACGTATTCCGAGGTGACCAGCATGTCGGTCAGCACCTTGTTCAGACCGTCGACCAAGGGGCACAGGTCCGCGATCTCTGAGACACCGTTGTCCAGCAAGTCTGAGTTGCGCAGCGGGACGACGGGGACGACGCCCAGCGGGTTGGGCAGTCGGGCGATCACCCGGAATGCGTGGGTGGCGGTGGTGACGGTGTCGGCTCGCAGGTGCAGCACTTCATCGGGCAGGTATAGGACGGCCTCGGTGGTGCGGTCGGTGGTCCAGCGCTTGAATGCTGCGGTGACTTCTCGGGTGCCGGGGTCGGTGATCACCGCAACCTGACGGGGTGACTCGACGGACACCAGCGGGTTGCCGAGGGCGTCGGCCCATACGATGACGAACGACTGCCCGTAGAGCAGGGCTTCGCGGTGAGCGATGGCGCTGGTTTGGTCCAAGTCGTTGGCCAGCCAGTCGTCCCACACGTCGGCACCGTCAAACCCGGTGATTCTCAGTCGTTCAGCAAGGCTGGTGACCGCCAGCCGGGGAATGTTGGACGCGATGCGGGCGAATCGGGTGCCCAGCGCCACTCTGGCCTCAGGGCTGAGGAACGACAGGGGTTGCATGCCCTGGTAGTAGGCGAGCAACTGGGTGTAGAGGTGCTGGGGTTCGTCCAGGATGCGGGACAGCGTTGAAAGTAGGTCGGGTTCCACGGGTCAGCCTTTGAAGGATGCGTATCGGGCGCGGGGTTTGTGGGCGTAGTGCTGAGCACGCGAGAGGGCGATGACGGCGGCCACGGCGGCGTCGATGTGCCCGGCGTTGCGGCTGCGGTCGGCTTTCACCAGTCGTCCCCGGTCCTCTGAGGACAGGACGGCAGCGGCCAGGTGCTCGGCGAGGGTCGGGTGTCCGCTGTGGGTCAGGTGATGGTTCAGCGCTGCGGACAGGAACGCTGAGGTTGCAGCCCCCATCCGGGGGACGGTCTGCGGGAACGTGGACACCGGCCAGCCCTCGGCGGCGAGCACGTCCAGGCTGCGACTCCACAGGCTGGGATCGGCAGCACATTCCTTCACCCGCCATCGGCGGCAGGCGTCCCGGATGGCTTGTTCAACCTCCAGCACGGGCACGGTCCAATCGGTGCCGGCCCCGGGGGGCCGGCACCACACCTGCACGACGTCGAGGTGCGGACGCGCAGAGATGGTGCACGCGACCAGTGCGGTGGTGTCGCCGTTGTAGCTGCCGTCGAACCCGAGACAAACCGGGGTGCCGTCTGGGATCGGCTCACCGGTCGACAGCGAGTCCCACAGCCCCGGGGGAAGGACAGGGTTGACGTTCTCGCGCACAAACTGAGTCAGCCGTGCCCGCCGGAATGCTCCCTCGGTGGTCTTGGGTGGCAGCAGCGCGGTCATCTGCGCCTCATTGAGGAACGGCTCACCCTGTGCCGGGTCCATCGCGGGGTTGGCGAGATACCAGCAGTGGCGGCAGTCTGCGCCGTGGGTGGCGGCGAACTCGTCGGCGCTGAACTCCACCCACGCGAACGTCGGATCGTCGGGGTTGGTGCGGGCGTAGGTGCGAAGGTCCAGCAGCACTGAGTCCGTCGATGCCGAGGGGGTGCCGATCCCGCAGACGGTCGCACCGGGGACCTTGCCGAGACCGAGGAGAAGTGTCTGCCACGTCTCGCGGGGGATCACCCCGACCTCGTCGGCGATGGCGAGTGAGAAGTTCCCCAGTCCCTCCAGCAGCTTGCCCTCGGCGGGCATCGCGGCCACCGTCGAACCCTTCGCCGGAATCTCCAGCCGCTCCCGGTACACCTGACACCGGGAGGAGAGTTCGGGGTGCTTTTGGACCATGAGTGCGGCTGCCGAGAACACCAGGTGGGCCTGACGCTCTGACGACGCGACGATGACAATCTGATTGCCGTCGATGCCGGTGAACAACTCATAGAGCGCCCACGCGGCCATCAATTGGGACTTGCCCTGACCTCGTGGGCACATAATTCCCACGATGGACGGACGGGGGTCGGGGTCCATGATCCGGGCCATCATCTGTACCTGCCACGGCTGCAACACCATTGGCGTACCCACCCCGTGACCGCGAGGCAGGATGAGATACTGCCGACAGAACTCCGAAAACCGTTGCGACGGTGTGCCTTCGGCACGGAAGGGCAGCGGCGAGGGGTCTACGGCGACCTTCGGGCCTCGGCGCTTGCGGGTGGGTGTGTCAGTGGTCAAAGATGGTGTCATCTAACGGTTTTCGCGCGGTGTTGCAGCGTTGTGAGCCAACAGGATCGAGTTAAGCGTTACCGGCGGTCACATTCATTTGCGAACGCGGACGCCGTGCGTCGGGAATGAGATGCGCGTCGTGCGTCGGGAATGAGATGCGCGTCGGGAATGAGATGCGCGTCGGGGTCACCCCCCAGGGGGGCGAACAAGGGCCTCTAGCCGCCCCGCTGAGCCACGCTCAGGGTGTGGGTAGTGTGTCGGGTTGGTCAGGCGTGTGCGCGGAGCTTAGAGTGGCGCTCAGACGCTTTGCGCGACTCGACTTCCGTTGTCTCACAGCGTATCTCGAAGTGTAGAGCTACGTTGTGCAGCAACGTGATTCAGTTGGTGCGGGTGACCCGACGACCCCGGGCCGGTCCCATCTTGGAGTTGCACGACAAGCAGCGGACGACAAGCAACCCGTTCGCACAGTCGTTGAGCGTCAACGTCTTTCCCTCGGCTACCTTCACCCATGCTTCGGGTGTGTGGTCCAGTGAGAGTTGTTCTGTCGTACCGCAATCCGTGCACCAAGGCTGAAGCTGACGTGCCCTGCGGGACAACCGAACCCACGAATATGGGTAGCCAGTGGCCGGTGGACCCGATCGGTGCGCGTGTTCGGGGCAGAAGCCGTCAGGTTCCCGGTGGAGATACCCGCAGTCCTCATTCAGGCAGGGCCTAGCCAGCATGTTGCAGGTCCCTCAGTGGCCGCACCGTCAGGCCGTAGTCGAACACCGGCACGTCGGAATAGATGCGGGTGACTTGAAAGGATGAACAGCGACGACCGGCAGGCAACACGATGGGCAGACCATCGGCAGTCAGGTACAGCGGCATTCGCCAGTCGGGGTAGGTCTGCCCGTCAATCCGGCCCACGGTCACCGCGATGTCGTGGTCGGGTATCCGCTCCAGGGCCGTTACCACGTCGGGATGACGAGGGTAGAAGTGCAGCCCCGATGCGCCCGTCAGTGTTGGTGGAGGGTCGGCGATAGCCAATCCATCATCGGCCAGCAGATCACCCGCGAGAGGGGCAACCAGACGGCCATTCACCACCCCCCAATATCTCCACCCGGTGATCACTTGCTGTCCCGAATCCGCTCAGCCTCAGCCGCGATGTCGGCGTCGGTGGTGGCCATCACCAAGTCCTCACCGATCCTGTTGGCCGTCGCCGGGTCGCGCAGAATGATCACCCGCTGGCCCGTCGCGGCGTCGATGAACACCTCCGAGAGCACGTCGCCGTCCGGGTGGGGGTGGACCACGACGCCGACAGAGTTCGGGTATGGGCGAAGGAGGAGGGGTTCGTCAGCCGATGTCATTGATGAACTCCCGCAACTTCTGCGAGTCCTCGGCGTCCCGGCACCGGGTGCACACATCGGGACCCCACGGGAGATAGGTGTGACACTCGGTGCACTGGCCACTCGGAGGGGTAGGTGGTGGCAATCATGCGGGCACCATCAGCTTGTCCAACTTGGCTGTGATCCGTCTGCGCCCATCCTCGGCGCGGCCCGCATCCTTCCACCATGACGCGGCCTCTCGGGCGGTCCTCACCGCGACCTGGAATTGGCGCACCGTACAACCGGATTCACCGAGTACCCGACCGCACAGGTGGGCCAGTTCGTCGTGATCGTCGGCAAGGAATGCAAGCAGCAGCCGCATGGCCAGCACTTCGTAATCATCTGGACGCATCAGAAACATTCTTTACTCGAAGGGTGAAATCTTGGGCCTATCGTGCCCCGCTCTACTTACCATTCATTTTATCAGCACTTTTCCTGTTTCCCGTTCTCCTAGAACGGTATCTTCTCGTCTTCCAAATCGGGGTTGGTCAAAGTCTTCGAGCGTATGCCCGTGCACTCGGAGTCGCAGAACACCAGTGGCACCTCATGCTTCGGGCAGATAGTGTCTAGGAGGTCCGATTCCACTTCCTTCTTCGCGTCAATCTTTTGGCCCTTTGGATCAAGTCGGTTCCCCACCGAAGAACTAACCGAAGAGATAACCGAAGAACTAACCGAAGGGGTGACCTCTCCTGACCCTATTTCGGGTGGCATTTTGACCCTATTTGTGTTCTCAGACGACCCTATTTCTTTCTGTGCTGACCCTATTTGTTCGCTACTGACCGGGTCACTGGCGACCCTATTTGTCTTGGCGATGTTCAGGCGGTACTCGGTGGTGTGGTTGTTCCCCGCTCCTCGTGGTGCGTCCTTGGTGACGACCAGGAGCCCACGCTCCACTGCGGCCTTGCGTGCGCGTTTCACCGTGCTGTGCGACACGCCCAGCTCACCTGCCACCGTTCCATTCGCCCTCCAGGCATCGCGGCCCTCCGGTGTCGCCGTAGCGCCAATGTGCAGGATCACTAGCCGCTCGGACGCCGAAATGCTCTTGCAGCGCCGTACTTCATCCATCCACTTCATCTTGGAGAAAGTCACGAGTCATCACGCATCCGCTGGTGATCTAAGGCGACCCGGACAATCTCGTGACGACCAACGCACAGGTGCCCGCAGGCGTAAGTGTCGATTTGGGTCATGGCCCCCTTGGCGTCGGCCATCGTGGGCCACAGCGTCACCGTCAGCGGCCCGCACCATGCCATCACCGCGAAGGGGCCTCGACCGCTTACCCATGCCGCCCTGGGAAAGGCGCACGTGAGGAACGTGCGCTCCATGCGGTGCCGGTGCGAGCAGCGATGCTGGGTGTAGACCTTGGTGGCGAGTCCATTCACGGGGCTTCACCCCACCGATGTGTGTATGTGTGCACGAGAGCGCCTTTCACGCACGGCACCGCCGTGGTGCCGCCTACCTACAGTCTACCTTGCACCTGCTCGGATGGGTCGTGAAAGATGTTGCAGGACAACGTAAGTCCAGCACAATCTAATGTTGCTGGACTTGTAGGACCGGTATCGCCGCAGGTTAACAGCCTTTTTCCGCTTGCCATTACCTCGCGTGGGTGTTCTCCCGCAACGGTCGTCCCGTTGACACCCGGTGATGAGCAGCTAGGCTCCGGTCCCGGTGCCGCCACCCGGCGGATGAGTTCACCAACTCCAGCACGAATACGAAGGACACGACGGCCAGGAGGCCCGCCGTGGTGGTGAACTCAGATGGCGATCAGTCGCGAACAATGGCAGTTGGTGCGACCACTTTTTCTACAGCGGGACGACCTCGACGCCGCCGGTACCGACCCTGCCGCCCTGCGTCGACGGCACGACCGTGACGGTGAAGAACGCCCGGATGATCCTGCGCCGCTCCACCATGGGCATGTCTGACCAGTTGGCCCGGATGGTGGTGACGTCGACCTCGGCGAGCGCATCCGGTACAGCCTTGGCCTCTAAGTCCTTGATCTGTTTGTCCAGCGACTTCTCGAACGTGGCGAACGACTGAGGGGTGATCTCACCCGACAGTGCCAACTCCTGCCACTCGGCGCGGCGGTTCTCCAGGGCTTCGATCTCCTGCCACACCGCTGACGCTTGCGGGTCGTCCGCTTCGAACTGTCGGGGATCGACTTCGGACAGAATGCCGAAAAGCCTTTCCTCAACGATGCTGTCGACGTTGTGCGCCAGTCGGGTGGCGTGTCCATGCCGACAGGCGTAGATGCCCTTTCCCTGCCGGTTCTTTCTCCACGCCATTCCCTCTCGGCAAGTCCCACAGCGGGCGATTCCACTCAGAAGGTGCTGGGGTTCGGGGCCGGGTTGGTGGACAAAGCGGTGGGTGGCCCGGAGTCGACCGTGCTTGACCAACAACTGCCGGTGCTCTGTCTCGGTGATCAGCGGCTCCCAGTTGCCTTTGCCGATGACGTTGCGACGATGGGTGCGGAGACCGGCGAGCGTGGGATTGCGGAGGGACCGGTTCATCACGGTCAGGGAGGGCGGTTTGTAGCCGTCCTGTGCGAGGACCCACTGCCAAACGGAGTAGTGACTGTCACCCCGGAGGATTCGGGCGACTGCCTCACGGATTTTGGGGGCCTCGGTCGGGTGGGGTTCCCACACGCCCGGTCTGGTCAGGACGTAGCCCCATGGGACGCGACCGGCTGGCCTGCCCTCTCGGGCACCGGCTTCTTTGCCCCGGATCACCCTCTCCTTCAGGTACTCGGACTCACGCTCGGCGAGCAGTGCGTCGAGTCCGCCTGTGAACCGGTCTTGGCCGTTGGTGAAGTCCAGCACCTTCCCGCTGTAGGAGAGGAGGACGCTCAGTTCGGCGCAGATGTTGCGGAGGCGGACGAACTCCTCCAGGTCTCGCTGGGCACGCGACGCCTCCCACACCACCAACACGTCCTTGGCCCTGAGCGACGCTTTGCACTTCTCCCACTCGGGACGGTGGCGACCGTATCGGGAAGCCGATATGCCGTTGTCGGTGTAGACGGCCCGCACCGGCCAGCCGCGCCTCTCGCACTCGGCGCGGCACTCGCGCTCCTGGTCCTCGACGGACCGCCCACCGTTACGGTCCAGCGAAACCCTGGTGTAGATGACGGCCTCCATGATTCGACGCTAACACCTCTAACACGACATTCGTAGGCAACATCGTCACCAACCCGGTCCGGCACCGCGCCGGTGACCAGGAGGTCATGCGGTTCCGGGTGGCCAGCAACTCACGCCGGCGCACGGCCGAGGGCGAGTGGGAGCCGGGCAATTCGCTGTTCGTCAGCGTCAGCTGCTGGGGCAAGCTGGTGACCGGCGTCGGAGCCGCCCTCGGGAAGGGAGACGCCGTCATCGTTGTTGGACAGGTGTACACCAGCGAGTACGAGGACAAAGAGGGCGTGCGCCGGACC